TTGATAATTTTGGCTGACATGGCGGAAGACCGGAATTTGCCCAAATTTTTTATTGATGATCTTCGCCGCATCGAAAACGGGCTGAAATTGATTGACGGCTAACGACCCATGATAAGGGGCGGTGCTGCTCAGGACGGGGAGCACAAAACCCATAGGGGACCGCCCAAACTTCAACCCGTCCGCTTCATTTAATTGTTGGGCAGCGCGGAGACGAAACGATGAGCACATGGCCGGGTATGCAATCTTGTAAGTGTTCTGAATGCGGGAAAATATCAGTAAAAACGGACACAGCCCCTCGTCCATTTTTCCATTGCCCACATTGCGAAAAATGTGTGACCGAAGAAGCTCCTAAACATGCAGTGCCGAAAATGGGTGACAAAAGTACCTGCCTCGATTGTGGAGGCGCAATAGAGTTTGAGGGCCAATATTGGCGGCACACCGACAGCTGCCCGAGACATATTGCGAGGCCAAAACCTTTTACCAGAGGTCTTTAGCAGCCCAACGGCCAAGGTACTGCGGGCAGGAGGTAAGGCCCGTAAACCTGAAAACTCATTGTTACCCGCTGCTGAGTTGAACTGTCCGCTGTACCGATTGTTATGAAGATTTTGCAGAAATTTTAAAAAACAGACATTTAATTGTTTTTCTGTGTTGACAAAGAATCAAGCCCGAGGTAAAGTTAAATCACATCAGGCAACCAACACAGGAGGACAACATGAAAAGCCAGGCAAGCATCATAAAAAACACGGTCAACGGGCCTTACGTGGTGGACGTCGCAACCCGCAAGGGTTGGACTAAACAAGAAGCCGCGGAAAAGGTTTTGGAATTTATCTTGTGCGGCCAGAAAATCAGCCTGTTCGATTTTATGGAGGCACAATGAAAGGCGGAAAGCGACCGGGGGCCGGAAGGCCCCCAGGCAGCACAAGCCGAAAGGATACCAGGTCCATAGTTAAGCAGGTGCGTTGGACCGAAGATGAATGGCAGGAGGTATACAGAGCAGCCGCCCGCGCCGGGATCGAGCCGAGCGCCTTTATCCGCCGCGCAACCTTGGCCGCTTGTTGCTTCACCAAATGACGGCCCGGAAACACGGGAAGCAGGAGGATTTTTATGCAATACGCGGAGACTAGCCACAAGGTGTTTACCTTTATGACCCTAATCGGCGGACCATTGATTTGTATTTTGGTAATGTTGATTTGCAGCAGACTGCGCCGCCGACGAACTTCATAACGGCCAAGGGTTTGGCGGACGGGGCGGTTGGTGCCAAGCTACTGGACCCTTTTCGAGAACGCACACAGGTCGCCTGTCGGCTAACCCGATTGTTAGCCAGAAAGGAGAAACCATGCTTCAAACTATTATGGCATTTTTTGGGTATGTGAAGGTTCCGAAAGCAGTAGTGACATTAAGTATAGCCCAGGAACTGTTTTTATCTAAGTGCCACGAACTTGAGTCGTCCCAGAAAGGAAAGGAATGTTTTGCAAGGTTCCTGGATGGTCAAAAAACCATCACATCATTTTTAAGATCGGGAAGATTGATTTCTGGCTAAAAACCGAAAGGGTCGAAAGATGGAATGGCAACCGATTGGAACTGCACCGAAAGATGGCACGTGGATACTGGCGATAAACGCCGAGACAAACCCAAACAGACAGCACGTGGTTCATTATTCTGAAATTCACGGGGCCAAATTCGCATGGATGACCGGTTCTGGCTACATGGATTGGGTGGCTGGGATTACCCATTGGATGCCGCTATCTCCCGCGCCAACGGCTGGCTAACCTTTGATTATCCCGACCATGCAAGGTTCCCTTATGTACCGAAAAAGAACCAAAGGCAGCAAGAAATTCAACGAACGTATGGCCAAGGCCCGGGCCGCCAAGGAGCGCAAGCGCTTGGACGGCCCGGCTCCTGAGTATCGGCCGGAGTTGCCGCTGGTCCGGCGGCGGTTGATCGTCGAAGACTTCGACTTCGGCGAGCCGGTGCGGCATGAGGTGGTGATGCGCCGTTCCGGGCGGGTCGACTGTTATCTGCTTGAAGTCGACGGCCAGGAGTTGCCCGGCCGCCATGGCTGGTCAAAAACGCTGGAGTTGGTCCGCAAATCGTTTATCAGGGTCGGCCCTTGAGCTGATCCCCCGCCATCAAAAAGGCCCGGCAGCGTTCTCGCCCCGGGCCTTCTTTCTTTTTTACTCCCCCAGATCCACCACCAACAACCCGCCCATCGAAAACACTTCATCCTCGATCACCGCCCCGCGACTCCCCTTCCACCCCGGGAGTCGCACCAACACCGTCGCTTCGCGCAGAAGTTCCATATCCAACCGCATGTATTCGGTCCAAGATAGGCCATCCTGCCACCTGGCCGGGTTGAGCACCTTGCAGCCATAGCAAAGGCGCAGCATGAGTTCGGCCTGAATGAATTCCGGACGATTGTAGTCGGGCAGGCCGGTCATTGGCCCGCTGAGATAGACGACATCCTCGCGGCAGATCATACCGCTCCCCGCCGCAACCGATGCAGGGTGAAACTGTCGATGGGGTGTTCCTGACAAACCGGGCAGACGCCACCATGAAGCGCCAGGTAGTTGGCCGACAGCAGGGTAGAGCATCCAGGGCAGCGCCAGACGGTCTTGTTTTTCGACTCAGCCTCTTCCTGGCGGCGAAGCTCAAGGTGTTGGCGGTCTGTTTTGTCACTCATATCCGCGCAGGCGATCAGCCAGCACCAAAAACGGCGGTCGGGGCATCCAGTGCATACCTCATTCATAGTGGTGTTCCTCCTTTTTGAGTTGTCGAGCCAACTGCATGGCCTTTTGCTGCGCTGGGCTGATGGTGCGCCGGCTCAACCTCCCGCCGGCATAGGCGACCAGGTAGCGCAACTGATCTGGCCGCAGGGTGTTCAGGAAGTCGGAGATCTGCTTTTTCTCGTCAGCCGTCAACATCAGCACACCCCAGGACATCCAGGGTCAGGTCGAGCGCAGCAACAGCGTCGTCGATCACCCGGGCAATGTCGGCATAGTCGCTGCGGAAAAGAAAGGGGGCCGTGCAGGGGTTCTGTGACAGCACCTTTAGGACTACCATGCCGTAGGGTTCCATGGGCAACTGGTCCCACTCAGCGCCCTCAATCGGGTAGCCTTTGCTGCTCATCGGGATGGACGCCTTGAAGTTGGCAATGAAGATATTCACGATCATATAGATAAACCCCTCCTTCTTCATTGCGTCGAGAAGTTCGGCCGGGGCAGTGCCATCAAGAATGGCGACGTTGTTGATAACTCGAGAGACGATCATTTTCGGCTAGCCTCCTTTTGTGCGAAGTGTTTGGCAATCTCATGACTTGGGATTTCGACGACCTTGACGGGCTTTTTCTTGGGTCTGGGGAATAGAAAGCGCAGCATGTTAGGACCCTCCTTCCACCGGCGCCCCACAACGATGGCAGTAATAGTTCTCGATCGATTCGCCGCGCTTGACCGCAACGCAAGGCTCGCCGTCGACCACATTGGCCACCGTCTCGGTCACTGCGATGATCAACACGTGACCGGAGTCGCAGGAACAGGGACCGATCCGCAGCGGCAAGATGAAGCGGCGGCCGGTCAAATGCATGTACTGCGCCTGCAGCTTCTCGACAACGGAAGTGTATTGCTCGAGGCGTTTAATCAGACCATCCACAACCCGCGCGGCTTCCATGTTGATGATCTGGTCGACATCTTCCTCCGCGTCAAAGGGAGCAAGCGATCGTCCGTCTTTGGTCAGCCACCAGCAGTGGTGACCTTTCGTTTTGCCGTACTTAGTCATGTTGGGCCCTCCTGTGTGGGGTTATGGTGAGTCGTCCTTGGTTGTGAGTTTTCTTGCTGCAGATTCAATCCAACCCCAGGCGTCTTTATATGCCCCCGTCTCAGTCGCTGTCGGAGATTGACGGCACAAGTCAAGGAACGCAATGGCTTTTTCCATTTCAAGAATGTCATCTGCAATACGGCTAAGGGCCTTCGAGTGGGAAACGTGTTGAAGCCAGTCGAGAGTTCTCATTGTCGTCCTGCCCCTACAAGGCCGGGGCTAGGCTCTAATTTGTTATTTGGACATCCATTCGTCATAAGAAAGAAGAGGTTTCCCTGTCGTAATATCGATCCCTTTGCCGTTGTCGGCGCAGGAAAGATAGATTTGGTATTCCTGATTGTTTGTGCCGCGAGATTTGGTCTGCCACATGGTGTTTTTTTTGAGTTCCATGGTTTCCTCCCCTGTGTGTGAGTGTTATTTCACCTCCATTATTACATAGCAGCTACGTTATGCAACCAGAAAAAATAGGTGATGCGAAAAAAAACATGAAAAGCTAAGGTTGGAGGGGGAAAAGCTAAGGTCTGGGGGTGAAAATGTCGAAAAAAGCTAAGGTTGAGCCTGAAAAAGCTAAGGTGGAGGGGGGGAAGGAAGACAAACCCGTCGCCGGTACTGATGATGACCAGACCCCTTTGAATCCTCGGCAAAAGATGTTCATTTCTGAATACTTAGTCGATTTAAACGCAACAGCTGCGGTGATTCGGTCTGGATATAGTAAGAATGGGGCAAGCGTTCAGGGAACAAGGATGCTTGCCGACCCTAAGATTGCTGCAGCTGTGCAGATTGAAATGGAAAAACGCAGTAAAAGGGTTGAAGTTACCATGGACAATGTAGTTAAAGAGCTTGCGAAGATGGCATTCGCTGACATGAGACAGTATGTAGTTTGGGGAGAGAAAGAAATTAAAGATGGTGGAGAGATAAAAAAAGAACTGGAAATGAAGTTGATTCATTCAAGCGAACTCCCTCCTGAACTTACAGCCGCAGTATCGGAAGTGAAACTCACCAAAGACGGCCTCAGTTTTAAACTCCACGACAAAAAGGGGTCACTCGAACTTCTTGGGCGGCACCTTGGCGGATTCCGCGAAATCAAAGAAATCACCGGCAAGGGCGGCGGACCGATCCAGGTTGCGCGGGCTGAGGCTCTGACTGATGAAGAACTCGCAAAAATCGCGGTCAACTCGGACAAATAAGGTCGGCGGAATCACCCCCGCTGAGGCCGCTAAAGAGTTGCTGCGTCGTCGGCGGGCTCGGCGCAGCCTGATTGACTTCACTAAAGCTGTCGACATTCCCGGCAAGCCAGTCTCCGAAAAGGAAGAGGATCTTGATTGGGTTTTTCTTCCCATTGAGACGGACGTTGCCGCTCATCACCTGCTGATGCTCGATGTTTTCGAAAAGGTGGTGACTGGGATTTATCCGCGGGCCATGTTTTTCCTTCCACCCGGATCCGCGAAAGCCCTTGCTCTCGATACGCCGATTCCTACGCCATCCGGGTGGAAGGTAATGGGTGATCTGCGTGTTGGAGACCAGGTTTTCGATGAAAAAGGGATGCCTTGTTCTGTCACGTGGGTGAGCCAAATATGGAAGGACCGGCCCTGTTATGTGGTGAAAACCGACTGTGGGGATGAAATCATCGCGGATCGGGACCATGAATGGTTGGTAAGGCTTTGCGGAAAACCACGCAAGCCACCAATGAAAGACGAGGACCGGAAGGATCGGCGTGGATCTTGGTGTCGTCCCGACAGAGAAGACCCGTTGTCGCAATTCAAAATCAAAGAGACGTGGGAACTTTGCCGCAGAAGAGCAAAGCGCCCCATGATTCTCCGTGCCGACGCCCTGCAATTGCCATCCGTCGAACTTCCACTTTCTCCCTACCTTCTCGGTGTTTGGCTTGGTGATGGCACGACCGCCAGCGGTGCCATCACTTCTTCCCTTGACGATCAACAATGGCTTCGCGCTGAAATTTCGCGCCTCGGCTACCACACGACCGACCGGTCAGTGCCAACCTTGTTTGGAGTTTCCGACATCCGCCGTCATTTGGTCGCCCTTGGTTTGTTGCATGACCCTGCACATGGAGTGACCGGCCGAAAACATATTCCCCCTATTTACTTGCGCACCAGCATTGAACAGCGGCTTTCCCTTCTGCAGGGCCTAGTAGACACCGATGGAACTATCTGCAAAGAAAGGGGTTGTGCGACCTTCTGCAGCACCAACAAGGATCTCGCCGAGGGGGTGCGCGAGTTGGTGCGAAGCCTGGGGCGCAAAGCTGGATGGTCAGAAAGCCGTGCGGTTCTCAATGGTAAAGACTGTGGGCCATCATACAAGGTGAGTTTTTACCATGCAGAAGCCGCCAAGATGCCACGCAAACGGGCACTGTGCCGCGAACAATTCCGAACCCCGAACACCTATGTCGAGGTTGAACCGGTGGCGCCGAGGGACACGGTTTGCATTGAGGTGGACTCTTCATCCCACCTTTTCCTTTGCGGCAGATCCATGACTCCAACCCACAACAGTATTTACGGGTCCGCTGTTGCTCCTGCCTGGGCAATGGGCAAGTTTCCTGGAACCAAGATCATTCTCACCAGCTACGGCTCCGATCTGGCCCGCCGGCATGGCCGCAAGGCTCGGGCAATTGTGCGATCTCCCCGCTGCATCTCCGTTTTTGGCGCCCAGCTTTCCAGTGAAACATCAGCGGCCAACGAGTGGGCCCTAGACAATGGCAGTGAATATCTAGCCGGGGGGATTCTTTCAGGTATCACAGGAAATCGCGCCCACGGTCTGATCATCGATGACCCAATCCGCGGCCGTGAACAGGCTGACTCCGAGGTGATCCGGGAGAAAACCTGGAGCGCCTATCAAGAGGATCTGCGCACCCGCCTGATTCCTGGTGGCTGGGAGTTCATCATACAAACTCGCTGGCACATGGACGATCTGGCCGGGCGAATTCTGCCGAAGGATTACAACGGAGAATCTGGGTTGATTCACTGCCGGGACGGGCGCGAGTGGTACGTGGTCTGCCTGCCGATGGTCTGCGAGCGCACCGACGACCCTTTAGGGCGCAAGGTTGGTGACCGGCTCTGGCCAGAATGGTTCACAGAGGCCCACGTCGAGGGCTTCAAGAGCCAACCGCGGACTTGGGCCGCCTTGTTTCAGCAGCGACCAGTGGCTGAGGATGGCGGGATACTGAAGCTCGGATGGTTCAAGCGATACCGGGAGGCGCCAGCTGAGTTTCGTCGACTTGTTCTCAGCGCCGACACTGCCCACAAGGAAAAGGAAATCAATGACCCCTCGGCCGTTGGCGTCTGGGGGGAAACCTACGAGAGGCGTCTTTACCTGCTCGATCTGTGGGTGCAACGGGCCAACTACCCGACCTTGAAGCGGGCCATCCGGTCGCTGTACGAAAAATGGAGCCCTGCAGCGGTTCTGATCGAAGACAAGGGCAGCGGGACCAGCCTAATCCAGGACTATCGCAACCCTGACGCCGGGGAGGATCCGCTACCGGTGATCGCTATCCCGGTCAACGCTGGGGAGTCGAAGGTGCTCCGCGCCAACGACAGCGCCCCGATGATCGAATCCGGCCTGGTCTACCTGCCCGAGTCGGCGCCCTGGCTGGCAGATTTTGAATCCGAGGTGATCCAGTTCCCTGTCGCCGCCCATGACGACATGGTCGACCAGATGACCCAACTGCTCAACTGGCTGCGCCCAAAAGGAGCCCCGATGTTCGACAAACAACTGGCAAACATGGCGGCCATGCTCAAGCCGGCCCCGTTGCGCTACCGGTGCAATGCCGTCAACGGTCAATGGTTGGCTGCGGATGATGGAGAACTGCAGGCCTGGGCTGAACCTGGGAATGGCGCGGCCTATGTTATGGGCTGCATGTTCCAGCAAACGCCTGTTGCTGCCAGCCATATCACTGTTATTGAGCGCATGACCGGACGGCAGGTAGCTCTTTTCCGCCAGCAGAGCATCAACCTTGAGACGTTCGCCGTCCTGATCGCCTGGGTCGGCCACCGCTACAACACGGCTTGGGCGGTGGTTCATAACGAGGTGGAAGGGGAGACGTTGATCAAGCATCTGCTCAAACGCTATCGCCGGGTTTACGCGGAAACCTCCGCAACGGCAGCAAAGACCGGCGCCATGTCTCGCAACCGCACCTACGGCTTTTCCGCGCTGCGTCGGATTGGGCCCCTAGTCGAGCAATTGGCCGTCGAGGTGCGGCAGGGAGTACATCAGATTGCCGATCGCGACACGATCATGGAACTCCAAGGCTTCCGTAAAGAAGCCACCGGGGAGGTATTCGTCGACCTTGGGTGCCCGAGCGAGCGCGTCCTGACCCGCGCCATGGCCGGTTTCGTCCGCCAGCAACTACCAGCCGTCACGCTGCAAACCAACGTCAAAC